CTGCTCTTTATGGATCACCTAATAGTGGTCCACAGGAGTTGGAGATCGTTCCAGATCCCCTGAACTGGTTTCTACACCAGTGGCCCCCCCATTAGTAGGGGGACCTCCTTCCGAGCTTCATGTTGACGCGCTCGGGACGTCCAGAACGTTCCAAATGCTCATCATCGACGCTCGCTGCATCGATACGCGGAACGGCTTGACCGAGTTGGTAAAGAATACCATACGTCGGCTGCTCCATCCGCAAGAGGCACTTGAGAAGGGCACCTTCACCACTCAGAACATCGAGAGGTGATTTCGCATCCACATAATAGCCCTTAACCAAGGGGCTGTGGGTGTAAGGATCCAGACTCTGGAACTGATAACCCAGAGCTGACTCCCTGCCCAGCAGCGATGAGGTCGGCGCAACATTCGGAAAGATCTTAATCAGATCACCGATGTAAACGTCGAGCCAAGCTGCCGATTTCCACAAACCAGCCCAATAGAGCTGGTTTCGTAGAGAGACGACTGCCTGAACACCGCTAGCGTCCTGCCGTTGTGTCGGAAGTACCTGACGGACCTTGACAATACTAACGTCCTGGCCCTCATAATACTCCCGTCCGCAAGATTCCCGGAACCTTCCGGCCCAGAATGACTTGCTGACGTTAACTTTGTGTCCAAAAACACTCAGTTCGTCAACAACGGACAGCACATATTCTTTGGGGACAATGAGATCGTCACCAAAGACACGCACCTGCTGAGAAAACGGAAGGATATCCGTCGCCTCAGAAAGTGGAGCACTAAGCTCCCTTTCTATCCCTAGAAAGATTATGGTCAAGAAGACCATGGCCTCAATAGGGAAGCAGAGAGCTGAACCCATAGATGCGAACTTGGCCAAACGGATGATTCCGTGGCCAGGAACGTCAGCCTTCCTGGACCTACAAGCTTGCACAGCCTCAAGCAAAAGAGGATGAGAAGCGAATAGACTCAGTACATGCTGATTGGAGACGCGATCGGAAGCCTCGCTCAGATCGAGCGTAGCAAGATCCCCGCTGAGGGATCCATAGCTGGCCATGACCCGGTTAGGGTTTTGGTCATCAATTCCGATCATGGCTGAGAGGGGGTAAGACCTCTCAATGCCATTACGGATCAGGTCAAAGAGCGCCTGCTGCATATACTGCATACAGGTTGGCTCAATGGCAATAATCCGTGGCGACTTCAACGTCTTAGGTACCGCGACCACCCTCACGGGGATCTCGGCATCGGGTTCGAGGAGGTGTATCCTGTCTGAATACCCACGATAAACGTGGGCCGTCGCAGACTCGCTATAACAGCGAGGTGCGCGCGGTCCGGAATAATATCCCGAATTTGCAGACAGGTAGTCTTCAGCCGGAAAAACTGACTGAAGCCTAGTGGTCCAGATCTTCTGATTATACTTACCGTTGCTGGTGAGCATGTCAGAAACAGCGCCTGGACCGTGTTTCGGATGCAGAGGTTGAAGGGCAAGAATTTCTTCCGCCCATTCAAACATGCTACCGAAGAGCACTCTCGACATACGCTCGAAATCCTCCTTGTAGGAAGGATCAAGAATGGAGTCGTAGAACTTAACCTCCTTCTCACACTGGACAAACTCAGACATCGCTAGCCTCTCGCGTTCAGGGCTCACGCTCTGTGCGGTAGACCCGTTAAGGGAATCCGCCGGGAGGGCTATCTTACTAAACATCAGCAAAAGCTGGCGAATAGCATAGATTGCTTCGACATCTGGATCGTCCAGTAGTACACCACTACTAGGCTCGAACACACGTTTGTAGAAACCTTGCAGAAATGCAGGGAGCCTACTCCGACCGCCAGCGGTCTTAAATGCTGGCAAATCGGATGGAACGACGAAACCTTGGTCAAGCCACTTTTGGGTAGCTTTTCCAAGATCAGCCAGGGTAATCGCTAAAAACGACAACCCCTCGTGTTCGAGCCGACTCGCGACGTAGTTTACATCGCGAGCGGCGCTAGTGCAACATCGCGCAGCAAGTTCTTCAGCTGCGCAGGACCAGAGTGACATCAGGCTTTTCATGATCCCTCCTTTATCAAGAGGTGGTCAATCCCTAGCCTACGTCAAGAACGCCGATCTCCCACCCGAACGAAAAGCGGTGCACCCGGTATCACGCAGTATTTTATTACCATGTGACCGGACACACATTTCCAATGGGCAGGGAATCGACTCACATAAATGACCCTAACAGACATGGAAAGTCTGAAGGAGCATTTCGCTCACCAGATAGAGAGCGTTGACGATAGTCACGACGAACACTAAGAACTTCTTGGTGAACGTCGTATGAAAATCGTAATCAACGCTACGCCTTCCGGGGGACCTTCTAGGTCCTCTAGAATGGCCGTGTGAGATAGGGGGAGACCCGTGTCGTCTTTCGACATCACGGTCCCCAGACTCACTACTATCCGATGACACGATGGTCGTAGCTCGAAGGTGAGCAAACCCCGCTCATCCGCATAAATCTGCTGATGATTAGGACTCGCCACCGAGAAGCTTCACGATCACCGCGTCCGAAGTCGCGGAGTAGAGGGTTTTGAAACCCGCATACAGCGAGAGCCTCGGCTGGTGTGAAACCGGCCGGGGGAATGTCAAAGACCATGTAGTTACTCATGGCGACCTTGACATTCTCAGCTGGCTTGAAAGGGTCAGCTGTCAACTTCGAAACGTCGACCCGAAGGACTCGCCGCCTGCGTTTTGCCACTGAGTGGCTAGCGCTAAGCGAAATGAGTCCGTCACCACTCGTGTAGACGGAGCCGTCCCCATCGCCCGGCGTATCGCCAGTGCGAGGGAGCGACGAAGTCACACCCGAGATGGTAATCGAGAGCGGATCAGTGAATGACATAGGCATCACTCCTAGGAGCCGTATGACTCCCTATTGTTCAGCGCTAAAACGCTAGCACTAGGTCTATCACTTCGACCGGCTGATGCCGAGCGCAGTGATAATGGCTTTCTGTCTGGTGGAGAATCCATCATAAGAAAGACCAAAACCATATGGTGTTGCTGGCAGCCTCTTCTTGGTCTCAACGACCAAAGAAAGTGGCGCAGGATACCCACCACCGCGAAGGTTCGCGGGGCCGGTATATGTATAGGTACGTCTATGGACTTGATGTTCCATGATATACCCGTACAACAACACTTGGTTATCGATGGCCCAATCAGTCCAGTTCGATATAACATCGCCTGAACTGCTAAACCAATCGACGGCCCAGCTCCATGGAGCAAGGTTCCAGAGAGTTTCTGGAGTAAGTGAGATACCGAGAGTCTTACG